TACAGTTTCTCCCGATGCGTTGAAGTTGCACTCATACTCTTGTGCAATTTGTCGTTGTGACATGTTTTTAGTCTCAACTTCAAACCAATCCTGATCTCTGTCTGGGTGGAGACTCCAATGTAACTTTGTTGGAAAGAACATATTGACACCTGCTTCGGAATCAACATACGTTGTGTGAAACCAATTACCGACGCCATTTGGCGTCGATAGAGCGATGCAGCGTCCACCAGTTGAGATCGTAGGATAAATACCTGTCCACAGATCATTCATATCTGGAATAAAAGCAGCCTCATCTAGAACCAAAAGCGACAATGCTTCAGAACGTCCAGCATCTCCAGAAGTGGACGAGGCTTTGATCTGAGAGCCGTTAGAAAGCTCAAAGCTAGTTCTATTGTCTACGATGATCTTGGCTATTTGCATCCATTCTGGAAGGTTCTTAACCATCTCTTTAACCTTCTTTACCAAGTTGGTTGCAGTTTGCAGCTTGGTACACAGAATAAGAACGTTCTTATGTTTATGAAACATCATAAGCCAAGCGATGTGGGCGGCGACAATTGTCGAAATACCCATCTGCCTAGCTTTCAAAACCACGTTGAAGCGGTGCCTTTCAAGATCAATGAGTAGTTGATCTTGGAATGTATATGTGTCGAACCGAACCAAGCCATGAACCGAGTGAGGTATTCGGCAATAGTTATTTACAAAATATTCTTGATCCTTCCCAGATCTGAGAATTTCCTTTAGTGCTTGATCCTTTGTTAACATTAGCTCTCATTTTTTGCTGTATAATTTGACGGCTTCTTGGCGTCTTCTCTGCCCATAGATAAAAAGTCTTTAATGGATTTATCCAACCTATCCTCAGAAGACTCTGGTGTGTTAGGTTCTGCATCAGTTCCGCCCAACTCAAATGATTGCTTTGCGATAATTGAAACTCTTTGTCTGGAGATATATTGCATGTCAATATCAACTTCTGAAGCGTTTGACAAAGACAAAGTTCCTTCTGCTACTTTCTTATATTCTGATTTAAGATACTTTACAATATCGGCAATGTTTTGCTCAATATCAGAAACCAAAGAGGTGCGGTGAGCATTCTTTGATGTACACTCTGTGTGGTAAATAATGTGCAACTCATTTCCAGAAATCTTTACATTAAAGCCGTCAATAACGCGAGAGTCCTTAATTGCACAACCCTCTTCCCTACGAAGCCCAGCTTTTGCTGCCAAGTCTTCACCTGCAAACCTTTCATCGTGTGAACCATCATAAGCATTAGCTGCTGCTTGATGAATTCCTCTTACTATTTCTAATGTTGTAGCCATTTTATTTCTCCTTGTTGGGGCGCCAGCCTGCTTGCCACCTTTCTTCTCTTCCATCAACGTATTTAATAAAACAATTTTGACAACAATCAAATTTGTTCATATAAAAGTCGTCTCCTTTGTCGAATGAGTATGTTGAGCATACTGGGCAAGTTCTATTACTTTCACTATTAAGTAGTCTTTTTGGCATTAAAAATCCATCAACTTCTACTAAATCATTGTCTTCATGATACTTGGAGACTTTAGTTTGAAATTTCTTGGTAGACTCAAGATACTCTTGTTCTTTTTCGTCATCCCATCCTGCGTTTGGATTTTTTATAGCATCATATCCATACTTTTTCTTTATTGCTTTTTCAAATTGTGCAATCTTGTCTGGATTTTTTATCTTCACCTACTGCTCTCCGTTGCTTTCATCATGCCTATAGTTAGTCCGATTCCGATAGCAACTCCTGCTGCAATATACCATGGACGATCATTGCGGGTGTTTTTCTTAACTTGCTCTTCTAGTAGTGCAATTCTGGCATCTGTCTGTGTTATGATGCTCTGCCTATCATCTTGCAAGAATATTATTTGAGCTTGCAAGTCTTTTCTTTCGAAACTAAATTTCTCTTCTTGCAAGCCCAATTGATACTCAAGCTCCAAATCACATTGCATTTGATAGTATTCTGGCAGAGATAGCAAATGCGCTGTCGCTGCACTGTCAAATAATGTACCCCTAAAGGGTGCTTGCATACCCGGCTCCAAATATGTAAATCTACCATCTTGCGCCATGGCGACAGATGGCATTACTAATAATACGATTAATGTTAGTATTTTATTCAACATATTTAAATCCAAATTGATTTTCTATTTCTTCAATTAATTCTTCTGGTTTTTCTTCGAGGGTTCTCCGGTATTCTTCTCGGCGGGTTTCTGTGGTTGTTTCAACTTCTTCCCTTGCCGAATCGTATTGAATCCTAAGATCTTCCACTCGTTGAATGTACTGTTCGATAGCTTCATCTTTTCTTCTCAACTGCTCCTTGTGTGCTAAATTTAATTCGTCAATTCGAGTCTTGTATTGCTCTACTGACTCTATGTGTAACTTGTATAATGCTGAGTAATCCATTTTGCCTTTGATAAAAATACCGGCAGAAAGGATTACCAACAATATCTCTTTCCAATGCTTAATAACAAATTTTAAAATTATTTCTTTTGCTTTACCCACTAGGCACCTTTCATCTTTGCGATGGCGTCAATGACAGACTGCCCACCAATATATAAAGCCGAAATCATTACCCAGTCTGCTGATTCGATGACACTACAGCCCATAAGAACTGTTGCGGCTGTCCAAACCATGAGTTTTCTACTGGTGATTTTTTGTAACCAACTGTCAACCAGTGCTTCTTGTTTTGCTTTTAATTCTTCCATTGTCATGTTAACTCCTACATTTATTGTTTAACTTGCGCATATCCATCAATCTTGTCAATAACGACTTGCATGTCAACACAATCCTTTAATGAATCTAGATGGGAAATGAGCAGAACTGTTTTAAAGTTCACTTTAATTAGTTCCAACATACGAATAAACCCTTCCATATTTTCTTCATCTAAAGCAGTGCCCGGCTCATCAAGAATAAAAATGTCTCCCTTCGGCATAGAAGATACTGTTAGTAGCGCCATTCGGATTGCCATGGCAGCAATTGTTTTTTCGGCGCCTGAGCCCATTTCTAATGGACGTGGATCGTGCTTTGGATGCTTGATATATATTTCAAACTTAGATCCGTCAACTTCAAAAAATATTTCAAAATCTACAATATTCGAAATAGTTTTAGCTATTTCATCATTGATTACTGGTAGTTTCTTTTTAATAATATCGAATGCGATTCCATTAGCATGCATACATTGCATATATAAATCGGTAGCAGAATATTCACTTCTATATAGCTCTAGCTGCTCTTGCTGTTCTTCTAGTACCTTAATCTTTTCTTCGATTGAGCCTGTCTGCTTGTAAAATTCTAACTTTGCCTTTTCGCACTTAGACAGAGAGCGCTTGACACTTTTAAGATTTTTGTTAAGCTTGTTTTTCTCGGCTACAAGTGTTTCAAGATTTTCGATAGCTTCCTTATTTTCTTCATATATCGCCTCTTTGGCTTCAA